GGTATCCCTCGCCTCCCATCATCCCCGCGAGCGAGGTCCTCAGCCTCTACTGGGTGAAGAAGGGCCGCGGAGTGCCAGACCGGGTGATTCTGAACAACGAGTCGATGGCGACCTTCCACACGAGCCGCGGGGCGCCGCGCCAGGGCGTGGAGCTGGACTACGCCTGGTTCGACGAGGAAATCGAGAACCGTCGGTGGCTGCCCGAGATTTCCGCCCGGCTCGTGAAACGTGACGGGCTGTTCGTCTGGTCAGCCACACCGCAGCATGCCACACACCATCTGATGGAGCTGCATGCCCAATTCCTGGCCGGCGAACCGAACATCGAGGAGTTTACCCTATCGACTGGCGACAACCCGTTCCTGTCCGAGGATGGAAAAACGGACCTCTACCGGAAGCTCTCCGCGCTAGGCGACGATGAACTGCGCGTGCGGTGGCACGGAGAATACGCTGCGGAGAGCCGACGGATTTACCCGCAGTTCGACCCTTCCATTGGCCAGAACGGGGTGACATCATTCCGGATTCCAGACGACTGGATGCGGATCCTGGCCGTCGATCCCGGCACCGCCTTCGCCGCCGCGCTGTTCCTGGCCGTGCCTCCAGACGGCGGAGAGCTGCACGCCTACGACGAGGTGTTCCTGCGAAACACGACCGCGGCAGAGCTGGCATCCCAGGTAAAGCTGAAGCATGGGTCGAAGTTGCAGTTCGAGGTCTTCATCATCGACGGGAAGACCGCCCATCAGACGCCGCAGGGATTCGGCGTCCGTATCCTCGACCATTACGCCAGGGCATTCGAGATGGTCGGCCTGTCGTCACGGCGCACAGGGTCTTCCTTCCTGTACGGAAACCCGGACCCCGAAAGCCGCACGATCATTCTGCGGCAGATGATGCAGCGCTATGAGGACGGCTCCCGACGCTTGAAGGTCCACAGGGAGAACTGCCAGTACCTGATCAGACAGATCCAGAGCCGGTACTACTCCAAGGCGAATGCCGAGAAACGCGAGCGAGCCGATCGGCCGAACACCGTCCTCTGGCGATGCGACCTAGTTGACTGCCTAGAATATGGAGCCGCCTGGGTTGCCGAGATAAGTGGTGGCGTGGACGAGCCGTTCGCGTGGTACAAGCCGGCTAGCTCGCGGGACCCGACCAATCAGGTACAATTGGGTGATGGTGCCTATCCGGAGTTCCTGAGAGCGTACAATCGTGCCAAGCAGCACAGTCGCGAGCTGCATTCCCATTCATTCATGGCAGCATTGAAAAGGATCGCATGGTGACCGAGAAGGTTTCGTGGGAAATGCCCCATGTTGACGTGGGGGAGATCGTTTATTACAAGAGCGGCCTGGAGGCCCGAGCCTGGACGCCATTTCTGGTTTCAGCCGTGGCCAGGAATCCCAGCGGCGAGGGGCATATCGCCGGCTTCGTGGGGATCTTCCGTACCAGCACCGGCGCCGAATGCCGCGACATGGTGCTGCACATCGATGACCCGCGGCTCCAGGACCCGACGTTCTACGGCCGCCTGATGGCCGAAGGGGATGGGGGGATCTGGGATTACGCCCCCTGGACCAAACGCATCCAGCAGCAATTCAACTTGCTCCGGGATCGCATCAGCAGCCTGGAGAAAATCGTCAGAAGTTCCAAGGCGTAGTCGCAAATGCCCGTTTCAGAGGCGTTCAGGGCTGCTGTTCAGGCCTGGCAAAAGGTCGTCCAGATCGCCCTGGACTACAAGCAGATCCACTTCCAGGCCGACGCCGACGAGGCGATGCGCTTCTATGCCAGGTCGAACTACGAGTTCCTTTACACCCTGGACACAGACGACCTGGCCTCGCAGTACAACATGCCAGCCGTCGGCGAGCCGCGGCACAAGATGGCGGCCAATCTCGTCTCCAACATGGTGCAGGTGCTCCTGCCAGTCCTGTACCACCGGAACCCGACGAGGCTAGTGACGGCCAGGCTACCAGCCGTTGACATGCAGCTCATGGCGCAGCACGCCGCCACGATGCATGCGGCCCTCGACCCAGCCACCGGGCAGCCCGCCCCCGTTCCAATGCCCGGGATGATGGATCAGCACTGGAAGGTGAAGGCGCAGTTAATGACGGCGTTCCTGAACGCCACGCCAGGCGAGCTGAACCTGCGCAGGGAATGCCGGCGGGCAATCACGGACGCACTGATCAGCGGCATGGGTATCGTCTGGTGCGAGCTGGTGGAGACCGCCTCCGGCATGCTGCCAGGCTCGTTCTACGTGTGCAGCCGCGACGTTCTGTTCGATAGCGACGAAACGGAGCTGCGAGACTGCCGATGGGTGGCAAGACGCAAAAGGGTTCCCGTCTGGCAGGCGGAGACGATGTTCGGATGGCCACGAGGCGACCTGAAGGGAAACGCGGAGGGGAGGACGAACCAGGGGTGGATTGACGGCAGCGGCCGCGGCCAGGAAACGCGGCTGACGGACGAGCAGACAACGAACGACCAGATCGAATACTGGGAGATCTACTCCAGAATGGGGCTGGGCGGTCGGCTTCGCGGGCTCAACGAGGAAGCGCAGGCCGTTCTCGACGAGCTTGGGCAGTATGTCTATCTGGTCATCGCCAAGGGGGTGGACTATCCGCTGAACGTCCCCCCGCACCTATTCGACTGGCCGCCAGACCAACTTCTCGCGGAGTTGCAGGCCAGGCTAGCGTGGCCCATCCCGACCTACAAGCGTGCCAGGAACCCGTGGCCCTTCGCGGCCCTGTGGTTCCATGAGCGAACCGATTGCGTCTACCCGCAATCGCACGTGATGCCGGCCATGTCGTATCAGAAGGCGATCAACTGGATTTACACCTACTTGCTAGGTAGATTGCGGGTCGCCAGCCGGACGTTGATGGCCTGCCCCCAGGGACTCGACGAACGGGTGAAGGAGCAGATCCTGTACGGCGGCGATCTAGAGCTTATCGAACTCAAGACCCACGACATCGAGAAGTTCGGCGACATTCTGCGATACATCCAGGTCCCCGAGGTCACGGCCGAGCTGTGGAAGGTGTTGTCGGCCGTCAAGCACGAGTTCGAGCTGGCCACGGGCGTAACCGAGCTGCTGCAAACGGGGATGACCTCCCAGGCCATGCGATCGGCGACAGAGGCCCAAGTCAAGCAGGGGTTGGCCCAGCTCCGTCCCGATGACATGGCGACCATGACCGAGGAGTGGATGGGCGAGATGGCGGCTAATGAGGCGTTCGCCGCGGAGCTGTTCCTCGGTCCTCAGGATGTCGCCCCGATCTTCGGAGAGCCGTACAATCCAGGTGACCCAGCGGCCGGCATCCCGGAGCAGATGGGACCGCTCACGCGGCTCTGGATGGAGGTGGCCCATTCGCCAGACCTGTCCAGCGCCTCATCGACCCTCGAATATCGAGTCGAGAGCGGCAGCGCCAGAAAGCCCAACAAGGAGTGGCAGCAGTCGCAGGCGATGCAAGCCATGCAGACGTTCATGCCCCTGTTGATGCCGGTGTACCAACAGACCGGTGACCCGACGCAGATCAATCGCCTGCTGGCCTACTGGGCGCGGGCGCAAGACATCGAGGACTACGAGAGCCTGCTGCTGCCTGACCGAAGGGCCGAGATGGCCGCCATGCAGCAGGCCATGCAACAGGCACCTGGTGGCAGCCGACGGCCGCCGCCGTCGGAGGCGGCCACCCAGCCCATCCCCGAGGAGGCGGCACGGATCCTGGCATCCCTGCAATAGGAGAACGCATCAATGCCGATTGATAAGAAGTTGATGAAAAAGCTGAAGGCAGAGTACGGTCCGCAGAAGGGGGAGCGCGTGTACTATGCCCTCGAAGCGCAGGGCAAGATCAAGTCGCACCATTCTGGGAAGCCGCCAAGGAAGGGCAAACATCGATGAAGCGTGTCGAGAGCTACGAGGAGTGCTATCGCAGGCTCATCGCGCAGGGGGTTCCGCACAAGCTCGCCGACATGTTCGCGTCCAGGAAGGCGCCAGGGGCGTGCACGGACCGCGAGTTCATGTACGGGAAGCGCCACGTCGATCAGTTCGAGAACGAGCCGGAGGTCGGGCGCCTGTACAGAGCAATCGCAGCCAGGTACGGCGTGAGCACCCAGGGCAAGTTCTACATGTCGCAACTGGCTGACTTCCCTGGCGACCCGAGGGCCTGGATCGATAGCAAGGACGACATCCGGCGGATTTGCGAGCAGCGAGGCTGGGGCTGCGAGGGCATCGTCAATGTCCAGCCTGCTCGATACAAGGACGATGGGCAGACCGACGATGGCCCCTACATGGTCGCGGAGGATATCGTCGAGGAAGAATTTCAGTCACACGTGGCCGAGAATCCCGACCTGGCGAGGCTGCCGGCCGAGAAACAGGCCGAGTACAAGGCGGACCTGAGGGAGCGTCTATCCGGGCGGTAGGTCATGCCCCTGCGAACATTCCGTGACGTAATCCAACATGGAATCGACTACCTGGGCGGAGCCCCGCAGGACGCCGTGGCACGCGATCTCAGGGGCGCCGCGATGGCCGCTCTGGACCAACTCGGCAATCTACGAAGGTGGAACGCCTACCTGAAACAGGGGCGTACACCACTGTCGGCGCCCTACACCACCGGCACGGTTCAGTACACGCATTCGCCCAACAGGCTGCTCGTGCTGACAGGTGGAACGTGGCCCACGTGGGCCGCAAATGCCACGATTCTTATCAACGACCGGCCGCACATCTCGGTGGCCCGGCTCAACAACACGACACTGCTGCTGCATCGTACGCTCAATCCTGGCGCTGATGTGCCAGCCGGAACGTCGTTCAAGCTCATCCAAGACATCCATCCGATGCCCGAGGACTTTCTGGAGCTGGCCGACCCAAAGCTGGGCGGCTCGCTCTGGAGGCTGAGGCGAGTCACGGCGGAAGAGCTGTGGCGCTTGCGGCACCAGCAGGTGATGGTTGGGGAACCAGCCTACTTCGCCATCGGCCAGTATCCTCTGGAAATGGGGAGGAAGGCTTTGTTTCTCTGGCCAGCCCCGCAGAGTAACGTGGACCTGGACTACGCATACCACGGTCGGCCTCGGAGTCTGCGGTGGACGGGCTACGAAGCAGAGGCGACCCAGGGCATAGTTTCGGCAACTGGTGGAAGCACGTCGGTAACCGGAACGGGCACCGGCTTTAAGAACGGCATGGCAGGGGCGGTGATCCGGTTCGGCACCAACTCCACGACGGTTCCGACCGGCCTCGATGGGATTTCTCCGTACGCGGAGCAGGCCATCATCGGGTACGTCGAAACGGCCACGTCGCTCTACCTGGCCTCCGCCCCAGAGAACAGCGCTTCTGGGGTGAAGTACATCATCTCGGACCCCATCGACGTGCCCGACTATCTGTGGCCGGCGTACCTGAGGGGATTCGAGCTGGAGCTGGCCAGACGGCGCAGGATGGGTGGCATTCAGGAGATCTTCAATCTTTGGCGAGAGGCGATCGACCACGCAGCGGCGGCCGACGGTCCGAGCTACGAGCCTCGCAGCGCATACGGCCCGCACGGAACGCGGCGGCGACTCTCCGATTATCCGCCTTAATGAATGCCGACGGAGCGGTTGAAGCATGAGCGAGCGGCCGAGGGCCTATCAGTCCATCCGCGTTTTCACTGGGCTGCTAACGAACGCCGACCCGGAGGACATTCCGCCCGGGGCCTCCGTAGTCCTGGAGAACTTCTGGCTCGTCACGCCAGGCGAGATGCAATCGCGGGACGGGTTTCTGCCGCAGACGCTAAACGGCGGCAGCTCGGCGAACTCGAATGACGTGATCGCCGGCACGTTGTTCGTGACGCCTGGTCAGAGCTGGATTGTCTATCAGCTCTCCGACGGTCATGTGCTCGCCGGCTATTTCTAGGCCAAAACGTCATGGGCGCCAAGCAGATTACGTCCACACCGTTCAACACGTTCATGCCCCTGTCGTTCGCCAAGACGAGGCATGGGTTGCTGCTCATGGTCAATGGGCTTGATCGTGGTGGCGTGTGGGATGGCGTCACGAACACCACCTTCGAGATCGGCATCGACCCGCCGGGGACCGCGCCGAACGCGACGCTGATCAACGGAGGAGCGCTTTCGGACGGGAAGTATGATCTCTACTACAGGTTCGTCGATCTGTACGGTAACCCATCCGACCTTTCGCCGGCCCAAACCATCACCGCCACAGCCAACAAGGCCTTTTCCTGGACATTCGGCGTCAGCTCGCAGTCCCGCGTAACCAAGAGGGAGCTGTGGCGAACGTTGGCCGACGATAGCAGGGTCGTCTACCGCGTTGCCGTCATCGACGATAACACGACCACCACGTACGTCGAGGGTCTCTCGGACGAGACGCTGCGCGCGAACGCCCAAAATGACCCGAATACCATCATGCCACTGTTCGTCGAGCCATTCGGCCGGCCGCATGCGAACCGATTCGGCGTTCCACCCAACCACAAGGCCGTCGTGGCCCTGTTCCAGGATCGTTCATTCTGGGCGGTGGACGTGGCTTACAACGTGGGGACGGTCACGGTCACGAATGGCAGCACAAGCGTTACGGGTACGGGCACGAACTGGCCACCCACATTCAAGGACCGCTACCTCTACCTGATCGGGGCGCCAAACAACCAGCAGGCCTATGTGATCGATTCCGCTCCGTCCGCCACGTCGCTCGTCCTGAAGAAGCCCTACTCTGGCACGAGCGGGAGCTACAGCTACGTGATTCGCCCGGCACCATCCGAGAGGAACAAGCTCTATTTCAGCTCGGCGGACTACCCGGAGGGCGTGCCGATCCAAAACACCTACACTCTTCAGGAAAACACCGGCGACGACAACGAGATCACCGGCCTGATGCCGCATGGTTCATACCTCTACATCCTGAAGGAGAGGCACATCTACCGCCTCTCCTTCGTGCGGCAACCGGAGATCGACATCGCGGTTCATCTTCACGCCTTTCGTGGCGCCTTCAATCAGCGCTGCTGGGACCGCGTGGAGGGCACGGCCTATCTGTTCGACCAACACGGGCCGTATCGTCTGACCGAAAACGGCGGCATTGACCCGATCGGGTCGCCCATTCAGGACTTCTGGAGGAATGAATCGCCCGACTTCTCTATGTCCAAATGGTTCTTCGTGCGGGCGAACCCGGCACATGAGACGGTCAGGTTCTACTACTCCGTATTGGGCAACACGCGCCCGACGCGGGCGCTGTGTTTCCAGTACCGCACGAATCACTGGTGGACCGAGGTCTACAGCTGGGCCTTCGGCGCCGCCGTGCTGCATGCTGGCAGCGGTGCGGTTCGGCAGTACAACGGCTCCACATCGAATCGCTGGCTCCGATTTGGTGGCACGAAGCTAGATGGCATCGGTGATATAGTTGGTACTGTACGCGGCAAGGTCACCAGCGCCACGTCCAACACGCTGACCGACTCCTCGGCTTACTTCGCCCCGGACGTGATCAACGTGCCGATCACCATCGTGTCTGGGACAGGCAGCGGGCAGACCCGCCTGGTCTCCGCGAGGATTTCCAATACGTCTCTGCAAATCTCGGGAACGTGGTCCCCGATTCCGGATACAACGAGCACCTATCAACTCGGGGCGATCGCCTGCAAGTACAAGTCCCCGATATTCGCGTGGCTACCGATTGAGGTCCACCAGGACCGCCAGTTCCGCCTCATCTACGTGCCCGTATCACAGGATGTGATCCTGGAGCTGCGCAAGTACGCGAATCACTCGGTGACCCCGGAGACCTTCAACGTCCAGTTCATCGACGAGGGCAGCGGCATTTCCGTCGCCGCCGGCTCGCAGGCCATAGCCCTGAACCTCCACAGGAACCGTAACGTCCTGGGCCAGGCCTCCGGCATTTTGCGTGTTTCCCTGCCTGGCCTATCCGAGGATCGCACCGAAGGCGAGAGATGGGTGCAGTTCGAGCTGTCGGGCTATTCGAGCGCCGATGGCATTCGCATCCGTGGTATTGAGCTGCTAGGCGTGCCGGGTGACGAGAGGCGCTGATGTTCACGCTCCAGGCGAGCCAGATCCTCGGCAGCCTCGTCGGCAAGGTTCCGCAGGAACTGATCGACGCGCTGCAGGCCCTGCTGGGCAATTGCGCCGCTCCGCTGGAGCACCGCGGCCCAATCAAGTTTGAGCCCCCGCCCCCGGAAATCGAAATCCACAACCATTTCAACGCCGTGCAGGGCGCCGTCTACTGGGCCAAGGCACGATTCAACTGGGTGAATCGACCGGGGAACGACTCGTACGTGGATTGCTACCTGTGCCTCGATCGGAGAGGCACGGCAACCCTGCCCACAAACGTGCGAGTGTACCTGCCCCGCCAATCGGCAATCAACGAGACGAAGAAGAGCGGGCAGGATCCGAACGTCGTCGCCGATGCCGTGATCCTCTTCGCCTACGATGCCAATGGCGAGGCCGTTTGCATCAGCGACTACCTGGACGACAAGATCGGCACCATAAAGGCCTGGGATCGCCCGGATGACGAAATCCCGCCAGGATGGAAGCTGCTGACCTCGATTAACGGCACTTCGCTCTGGGATCCCATCGCGAAATATCCGAGGCTTCTCCTTCCATACCTCGACCCGACTGTGTTCATCGGCCCGGATTACGTCCCCTTCCAGACGGCCGGTAATACGTTCGGATCGCGAGACCACACGCATGCGGGCCACGAGATCCCCTCGGACAGCCTGATAACCAACCCGGGCGGGGCCTATTTCGGCTACACGGACTACACCGTTCTGTACATCA